TACAAACTTTCCCTACATTCTTTCTACCAAGCTTCTTCAAGCTATTCAGGGAAAGTTAGCGGCCCATATGTCAATAATCAAACAGTAAATGAAACAAATGGTGCTTTACAGTTGGTTAACCCTTCTTTCGGCCCTCAAACTGGTAATAACTATGGGCTATCTTTGTACACAGCCCACCCAGACAATGGCGGTGCTTTAATAGTTCCAACAAACGCAATTGATTGGTACATTGATTATTTTAATGGAATAGTTTTCATACAGGATTATAGATCAGATTTTGTCCCAACCTATGCTCGAGGTTTTATTTACATTGGAAAATTTGCCCATACATTGATCACAGAAGCTTCCTCATCCGGAGGAGGAGGAGGGGGAGATGTATCCTATGGAAGAACCAATGTTACAACTCACACAACCTCTTCAACATCATCTAAGATTTTGGGTGTGAACGCAACAGCTTCACTGGAGATTAGATTACCTGCTGCTTCAGGATACAGCGCAGGGCAATACTTTACTGTTAAAGACGAAGGTGGAAATGCAAGTTCAAACAACATAATTGTCAAAACTACCGGAGCAGATACCATAGATGGAGTATCGTCAATAAGGCTAGAATCTCCTTATGCAGCCGTAAACATATATTCAAATGGTACAAATAAATTCTTCATTTACTAGGTAGATTGAAAAACTAGTTTCTACTTATAAACCGAGACACACAGTGTCTTTGTTATAACATATTGTTTCATGGAGGATTAAAATATGGCTTATAAATTTCAATTGGGGGCCGCTCGTTTAAGTGGATCTCTCGTCCAAGAAGGACAGATCAAAGCAGAAGCTGCTGCTCTTTCTGGTTCTTCTCTATCTATCGGTGGAACAGCTGTTACTGCTACACCTGCCGAACTAAACATTCTTGCTAGTTCTGGACTTGTTGCTGCTGATATGACAACTCTTGCTGGTTTAGCACTTGATGGTGTTGGTGGTTTGGTTCAAGCAGACTTTACTAAATTAGCTGCTGTCACCTCGACTTCTGCTGAGCTAAACATTGTTGACGGAGGCACAACAGTCGGAACTGGTTTGTTACTTGACAGTCACGGATTTGTTCATAACTCTGGTTCTACAATGGTTCAAACACAGATTGTAAAAATTATAGAACACGGTTTTGCTAAAATTTCTGGTGATGCTACTGTTGCTTCTGGTGGTGCTTTAACAATTGGTGCTGGTACAATTGAAGGTTCAATGTTAGATGCTAACGTTGCTGGTGATGGTGTGACTGTTGTTTCTAACGCGATAAAATTAAACCTAAACGCTTCAGGGGGTCTCGATGTAAGTGGTCCTGGTGGACAAGCTGGTATCAAATTAGGTACAAACCCAGGTCTTCAACTAGCTCCTGGTGGCTTAACAGCAAAAGTAAAAACAGACGCTGGTCTTACACTTGATGGTGATGGACTTTCTGTGAATACTTTGGATTTAGCAGGAGATGGACTTGGTGAAAACAGTGGAGTACTCCAAGTGAACGTTCATTCGTCTGGTGGTCTTGACTTAAACGGTCCTGATCGAGCAGTTCAAATCAAATTAGACACAAACCCTGGTCTTGCATTAGGATCTGGTGGTATAAAAGTTGCTGCTGCTCAAGTTGGTATTACTTCTATTATTAATTCAAGTATTGGTAAGATTGGTACTGCTGCTAATCAAGAGTATATTGATTTTGGATCAGCAAATGAAATTAAAATGTCGGTTAACGACACTGCTCAATTAACAGTTGGTAACGGAAACGTTGTTATCTCTGGTGATTTAATAGTTCAAGGCTCTTCTGTAGAAATCCAACAAGGGTTTGTTGTAACTTCTTCAGTTGCTTTTGAAGGATCAACCCCAGATGGTAATGAAGTTATTCTTACTGCTGCTGACGCTCAAGGATCAGATAAGACAATCACACTTCCTGACTTAACTGGTCACGTTCCACTTCTTGCTGGTGCTGTTGGTAATGCTAACGTAACTTCGGCGGAATTCCTTCTTCTTGATGGTGGTTCTACTGTAGAAACAGCTACTGTTGTTGATGGTGATGCTGTGCTATTTAACGATGCTGATGACACTATGAAGCAAATTAATGTTACTTCATTAAAGACTTACTTCCAAACTGGTGTAACTGCCGACTCTGCTGCAAAAATCAAAAGAACTGTTAATGTAAGCACTGGTGCTAATATGACTATATCTGATGACAGTATGGTTGACTTGTTCAATATAACTGCTTCTGCTACAGCTCTTATTGCATCTTCTGGTTTTTCTGCTGGTGATGAAATTAACATTAAAGCTGGACCTTTAGTTTCAGAAGCTGTTGTTTTGACAATTTCAGGTGCTGCTCCGTCAGGGTACACTTTTGATGGTTACCCTTCAATCCAACTTGAATCACCAAACGCTTCTATTAAGTTGATCTTAGAAGGTACAAACAACTGGATGATTTTCTAATCATTTTTTAAATTTAAAGATTATTATCTTATGTTCTCAAAAGAAGGTCGGGCGAAAGCTCGACCTTTTTCTATTTATTCTTAAAAGGAGAAAGTTGTGGGATACAAATATTCAAAAGGTTCGCAAGTTATCGGAGACCTCAAAGCAGCCGACGATACACAGAGAGATACATTAATAGATTTCGGAGAAGATCAAATAGATTTTCAAACCAGCGGATCAACAAGACTAAAGATTGAGAACAACATTATAACAACAACCGTCCCACTTCATATTAGTGGCTCAGTCACTGAAGGATTGAGAATAGGAAAAGCAGGAAATCATTATAGAGAAATACAATTTGAGACCGATGGTGTAGATACAGCGTTTATTCAAGTTGACTCTTCAGAGGGGATGATTATAGGTTGTCAGTCTGTTAATGATGAAATAATTTTTATGACGACAGATGGCGATGGTACTGCTGAAAGAATGAGGATAGCAGGAAATGGACGTGTTGGAATCGGCACTACCAATCCAGACACTATACTTCATGTAGAAGGAGATACCATACTTAACGGTAGAACAATCATACAGACAACCGGCTCCGAAACACCTTCTGAGTTCTTAAATAACGAAAGTATTTCTTTCTACCTAGACGAAGGAAACAATCAACTCAAAGTAAGAGTAAAATATTCTGATGGTGCATTAAAAACAGGCACCATATCTCTCTCTTGACAATAGAGTGTTCTTTTCTTATTCACTAAACTATTTATTGTGATAAACGTTTATTTAGAATAGGAGATTATAGATGTCATCTATGTTAGAACAAGCAATTGTGGATGCAAAGGCTTTAAAAGAAGCAGCTCTCAAAAATGCAGAACAGGCTGTAATTGACAAATATTCCACAGAAATTAAAGCTGCTGTTGAAGAGTTGTTAGAAAGTAACGAGTCTCTAGAAACTATTAATGAAGATATGGAAATTCCTTATGCTTCTGATCCTGATCTTACAGAAGACAAACCTGTTGAAATGGAACTAGAGTTTGAATTCAATCCAGAAGATTTTAGGCTTGATTTGGAATCAATTAAAGCACAAGCAGAGGCTGATCCGGAAAGTGCTGGAGAACAGCCGCAGGATACTGAATCATTAGCTCAAGACGTTGGTCTAGGTAGTGATGAGCCTATGGAGGCTGAACCTGCTGGAGGTGGAGATATGGGCGGTTTAGAAGGACTTCTACAAGAAGGAGAAGAAGATGATCTTATAAATGAGCTTCTATCTTTGCTTGAAGAAGACGAAGATATGATTATTGATGAAAGCCTCGTTGTTGATGTAGGTGAAGTCAAGCATGGACACTTTGTAACAGACAACGGAGCAAGAAAATATGATGCTGAAATGGAAATGGCAGCACAACAATCAACAGCTCACAAAGAAGCTGCTGATGAATTAGAAAAACAGGTTGGAGAATTGAAAAACTCTGTCCTCATGTATCAAGACAAGCAAGATCAAATGAGATCTGTTCTTGATGACATGAAAGGTAAGTTAGAAGAAATGGTTTTACAAAATGCTAGACTATTGTATAGCAATAAAGTTTTACGCGATGCCTCCTTGAATGAGCGACAAAAAGATAAAATTGTCGAAGCTATCGCAACGGCGGAGACTTTGAAAGAAGCAAAGACTCTTTACACTACTCTTAAAGAAACTACAGTGGGAACTCGCAAAGAGCGTGGTCCAAAATCACTTAGTGAGTCAGTACAGAGAAAACAGGTTCTTTCTGCACATCTGCCACGACGCAAGCAAGAAAACATTACCGAGACGCATGATTTTGCTTCCAGAATGAAAAAACTTGCTGGCTTAGACTAATATAATAATATAAAGGAGAAATTAAATATGTCTATAATACAAAAATTATCAGAAGGCATTGTTAATCGTGATATGAAAAAAGAAGGTCAAGCTTTACTACGTAAGTGGGAAGCTACTGGTCTTTTGGAAGGTTTAGATACACAAAATTCACGTCAAAACATGGCACGTCTTCTCGAAAACCAAGCCAAAGAACTTTTACGCGAGAGTTCTTCTATGAGTGCTGGTGATGTTGAAGGTTTCGCTTCTGTGGCGTTTCCTATCGTTCGTCGCGTATTTGCAGGTTTGATTGCTAATGAATTGGTTTCGGTTCAACCGATGTCTCTTCCAAGTGGTCTTATCTTCTTCCTTGATTTCGTTTATTCACCAAACGTTGCTGGTCAAGCCGACCAGACTTCTCGCATGGGTAATACACCTGAAAAATCAATTTATGGCACAAATCAAGTTGCATCGCAAATCACAGGTGGTGTTAATCTTGTGGAAGCTACCAATGCTGAAAGCATTGGCGGCCTAAGACAACAAGTTGGTTATGCCTATTCCTCACCTACTGGTTCTGTTGCTACTGAAATTGCTGCTGGAGCGGCTGCTATTGTTGTTAAGAATGTTATCAAATTAGATGGCAACTTAACAGAAGCCCAAGCTAGACTATTGAGATTCGACCCAGATTTAATGAATGTAGAGTCTAATGACCATGTCATCGTTGTTGATATTGCTAAAGATGAATTTGCAGCTCAAGCAAACTTTGATAACTTGTCTGCATTTGAGTTACAATTCTCAGCAGACGGTAATGACCTCAAAACAGCTTTAGACAATGTTACTGATGTATCTATGGCGCTAGCTTCTTGTAGTCAAGTAAGACGTTTAACTCATCACGTTAAAGCTGGAACTTCTGGTGGATCGGCAATCTATTCTGGATTGACATCACAAGCCGCTGCTGTTAGATTCTTTATCATTGATACTGGTGGTACATATGCTGAAGGTGCAACTGGTACAACAGCTGTTGTCATTGATGCAGCTAAAATCTTAGGACCTTTGGAAGATGCTATTACTTCAACAACTAACAAGCTTGGAGCAATTGACGGATTTAACTTCCCATTTGAAGGTGCAGAACAGATGCCAGAAATTGACATCAAGGTAGATTCAATCGCAATCACAACACAGACCAAAAAGCTTAAGGCTAAGTGGACACCTGAGTTGGGTCAAGATTTGAATGCTTATCATAATCTTGATGCTGAGGTTGAATTGACTTCTATTCTTTCTGAGCAAATTGCTTTGGAAATCGACCGTGAGCTTCTTGCTGATCTTGTAAATGGCGCAACTGCTGCTAAGTACTACTGGTCTCGTTCCCCAGGTCTCTTTGTAAACAAAATAACTGGTCAAGAACTTGGTGCTTCTTCTGCTGCTCCTGATTTTACAGGAACTGTTTCAGAATGGTACGAAACTCTTATTGAAACCATTAATGATGTTTCTGCTCAAATACACTTAAAAACACTTCGTGGTGGAGCTAACTATGTCGTTTGTGGTCCTGAAGTTGCTAATATTTTAGAATTTACTTCTGGGTTCCGTGCTAACGTTACAGCTGATGCTGATAGAGGTGAAATCGGAGCTGTTAAGACAGGTTCTCTTTCTCGTAAGTTTGATGTAATCGTTGACCCTTACTTCCCAAGAAACGCTATTCTTGTTGGACGTAAAGGTAATTCTTTCTTAGAATCAGGATACGTTTATGCACCTTACGTTCCACTACAAACAACACCTACAATCTTCGGTGTTGAGGACTTTGTGCCACGTAAAGGCGTAATGACTCGATACGGTAAGAAGATGGTTCGTCCTGATATGTACGGTATTGTACTTGTTCGTGGTCTTTTAGGTGAAGAAGGTTCTTCCTAATCTTTGATTAGTTGAATTTATTCATCATGAGAGCCCCTTGGATTTTCCTTGGGGCTTTTCTTTTTTTGAAAACTATTTACTACGACTTGAATTCTGGTCTCCTTTGAGCGAGGCCCCTGCTCACTGTCTCTACCGGAATGGGGCTGGTAGAAACTGACCAGAAAACAGGTCCATAATTATAAAAAGGAGAAAATATTAT